TTGCTATAGAAGCATATGTTAATAATTATGATGGATATGGTGGTGCAGGTGATGTTTTAACAAAATTTGGAATGAGTCTTAAGGATGAGGTAATTCTTACGATATCTAAAGAAAGATTTGAAGATTTTATTTCGCCATTTCTTGCAGCTGCTGATGATGGAACAGATGCTAGTGAAATAATATTATCTACAAGACCAAGAGAGGGTGATTTAGTTTATTTTCCATTAGGGCAAAGATTATTTGAGGTTAAGTTTGTAGAACATGAAAATCCTTTTTATCAATTAGGTAAAAATTACGTTTATGAACTTAAATGTGAACTATTTGAATATGAGGATGAGGTTATTGATACTTCTATAGATGCAATCGATAAACAAGTTCAGGATGAAGGATATATTAGTACACTTAGATTAGTTGGTCTTGGTAGAACTGCTACAGCAACAGCAGCATTAGGTCAAGGATATGTTAGAGAGATATTCTTAAATAATGATGGATCTGGATATACTTCTACCCCTACAATTACATTTGAAAATTCTCCAGCAGATAATCCAGCAAGAGCAGTTGGAGTATTAACAACTAGAGCAAATGTTACTTCTATTGAGAAGATAATAATGACTAGTGCAGGTGCTGGTTATAATACACCACCAAAAATTACTATTTCTGGAGGTGGTGGAACAGGTGCTGCTGCTACTTGTTCAATTGAAACTGTATATAATGGTGTTATTCGGTTTAACGTTATTGATGGTGGTGTTGGATATGGAACAGAACCAACAGTAACAGTTGGTCAACCAGGTGCAGGAACTACAGCAGTTGGAATTGCATCTGTAGGATATGCTGGTGTTGATCAGGTTGTTAAGAGCATATATGTAAGTAATCCAGGTCGTGGATATGCTTCAGCACCAACAGTAACTATTGCAGATCCTCCATCTATGGCAGGTATTGGAACATTCCAGTTTAATGAAGTTATTGAAGGATCTAGATCATTTGCACAAGCAAGAGTTAAATCTTGGGATCAGGATACTAATATATTATTAATTAGTAATGTTGGAATTGGATCAACTGTATCAGGTTTCTTTGTTGGTGAAAACATTGTTGGAAAAACTTCTGGTGCTTCATATGCACTTGCTTCACATAATTATGAAGATGCTAATGATAAATATAATGATGCTAGTGCGTTTGAATTAAATGCGGACGATATACTAGATTTCTCTGAATCAAATCCCTTTGGTACTTACTGATGTTAGGAACGTATTTTTATCACGAAATAATAAGAAAAACCGTTATTGCTTTCGGAACCCTTTTTAATGATGTTCATATTCGTCATCAGGATGCAACGGGTAAAGATATTGGTGAAATGAAAGTTCCTATTTCATATGGACCAAAACAAAAGTTTTTAGCAAGAATACAACAGCAACCAGAACTTAATAAAGCAATTGCAATGACATTGCCTAGAATGTCATTTGAAATGAATAATATTCAATATGATCCAACTAGAAAATCTGGTATTTCCCAAACTTTTAAAGCAGTTGATGATAAGAAGCTTAAAAAAGTTTTTATGCCTGTTCCTTATAATTTGGGATTTGAATTAAATATTCTTACTAAATTACAGGATGACTCTTTACAAATAGTCGAACAAATTTTACCATTTTTTCAACCAGGTTTTAATTTAACTATTGACTTGGTTAAACAAATAGGTGAAAGAAGAGATGTTCCTATGGTTCTTGATAGTATTACATTTACTGATGATTATGAAGGTAATTTTGAAACAAGAAGAGCATTAATTTATACGTTAAATTTTACTGCTAAAACTTATATGTTTGGTCCTATTGCTGATAGCACTGATGGACTTATCCGCAAGGTTCAATTGGATTACTATTCAGATACAAATACAAGAACAGCAAAACGTGTTCAAAGGTATACTGTTGCTGCAGCACCTAAGAAAGATTACAATGAAGATACTGTAATTGATCAATATGATGCACCATTTATAGAACCAGGTGATGATTTTGGATTTACTGAAAACAGCACTTTCTTTGGTGATGCTAAAGATTACAGTCCAACTAGACAGGAAGACATTTAATCATGAAAAATAATTATGACGATTTGAATGATACTTTTAACACTGAAATAGAAGTTCAGCAAGTAAACGATACTGGTAGTATCAAAAAACATGAAAAAGAAATAGTGAATGATGCTGAAAAGGATTATAAGTATGCAAGAGCACAGTTATATTCATTAATAGAAAAGGGACAGGAAACTTTAAATGGAGTTATGGAACTTGCTGGTGAAAGTGCAAGTCCAAGAGCATATGAAGTTGCTGGACAAGTATTAAAATCAACTGCTGATATTACTGATAAGTTGGCAGATCTTCAGAAGAAGATGAAAGATTTGGATGAAGATAAACCAAATACACCGAATACCGTTACAAATAATGCTGTATTTGTTGGTAGTACAACTGAATTACAAAAGATGCTGAAGCAAGGTATTCTAAATAATAATAACTCAGAAGACTAACATTAGCTGAAAATGAAAAATATCACAGCAAAACAGCAACCTCTATCTAATTGGAGAGATGAGATAGAAGTTAGTGAAGCAAAAGTTGATGATAAAAAGTATGGTAAAGGTAAAGGTTGGGATCAACCTGATAAAAAACGTGTTGATATATATCACTCACGTCATTCTTATTTGAAAGGTAATCCACCTAATGTAAGGTCAGATAGAAATGAGCGTCATAGTGCTGTAGATGTTGCCTTTCATGGACATGATAAAGTTGAAAAAGATAGAAAGAAGAAGCATTTTAAAAGTCGTAATGTAAAAACAACAAATACACCAGAATCTGATAAGAAGAAGAAAAATAAAAAAAATCTAGGTGAATCTTCTTTAGTAGAAAATAAAAAGATTAACCCTACAAATTGGTTTAAAGGAGATAAGGATTCTATTGTAAAGGATTCTATAGAAGTTGATAAAGGAAACACTGAAGTTTTGGATAAGTATCATCAGTTTGAGATTGATCCAAAAAAATCTAAAGATCTTTTAAATAGAAATCCTGGTGCTAAACAAAAAAAACAGGATTTACTTGATAGAGATCCAAAAAAACCAACACCAACACCAGCAGCTAAAACTGTTAATGCAGAGGAATTTATACCTCTTAATGTATATTCTACTGCTGTTAATTATTTCTATGAGCAAGGAATTAATGAAGATGGTTTAGATCTTATTATTGAAGAAATCGGTGTAGAAACTTTTACTGATTTTATTTTAGATCTTCCAGAACAATTAAATGAAGAAAGATCTGCAAAGAAAGCACCTAAAAGGGATTATGAGAAAGTAAAAGCATCTGTATATAAGAAAGATGCTGCTCGTAAAGAAAAGGGTACTGGTGAGTATTCTAAAACTAAGGCTGCTAAAGATAAGTATGGTGATGAAGAAGCACCAGAAGGTGCACCTGAGAAAAAAGTTGCAACTAAGAAAAAAGTTAAAAAGAGTGTAGCAAAAGCGAAGACTAAACAATCATCCGAACCAGCATCTAAAAAAGGTTTAGGTGATAGGATAAAGAGTGCTTATAAAGAAGGTGTAAAGCGTCATCGTAAAGCAACTCAAGGTGCTAGAGTATTTGGTAAAGGATTTGCATCTGGTGCTAAAAAAGCAGTTAAGTTTGCTAAAGATGTTCACAGTGCAGTAAGTGAAGAAATTCAAGGTGGTGTAAGTGTAGAAACTTATACTAAAGATACTAAATTTATGGAAATTGAAACACTTGATGTAATTACAGCAGAACCACTTAGATCTGATTGGAGAGGTGATTTAAAAGAAGTTGCTATTGATAAAAGAATAACAACAACTAAAGGTGAATTTGGTAAACCTGGTTTTTCTATGAATGTTAGACAAATGTCTGATAAGGAAATAAGTAATAAATTACCAACCATAGGTGGTGTTAAATTAGAAATGGATCAAGATGGAAATGTTCCAAACTTAGGTCAATTTGTATCAGATACAGCAGTAACTCAAGCAAATAAGTTTGCAGATTCTGGAATAATTGATAATAATCAAACAGTAGGAGCTGCAATGGGTGCAAAAGCTGGATTAGATAAACCCATGACTGGTGATCAGTTCAAACAATTAGCACAGGATGGTACAAAGGATCTTGCCTTTAATATAAACAAAGAAATAAAAGGTACAACAGCAAATCGTCTTCAAGGAGTTGCTGATAATATTAATAAATCTACTTCTAACCTAAAAGGAAAACTTAGTACAAGTAGTGGTGCAATAACCAATTCTTATTCTTGGAGGGATGAATTATATCTTGGTGAAAGATTAGGTGGTAAAGGTTATTCTAGGAAGGCTGCTGCAAGTTCTGTATATCCTGGTAAGAAAGGCACTGGTGATTGGGAAAATTCCGATAGAGGTAAAGGTAACAGGGCAAAGAGAAGAGCAGGTGAAGAAGTAGAAGTAAAATCTCCTACTTATCTTGCTCATGTAAAAAATAAGGACAAAAAATAAATGAAAATATTATCTGCTGAAACAAATCTAGGATCTGCCACTAATGTTAGTAACGCCCCTGTTGTAAGACTTTTTAATAGTGGTTCTTCTAATATACTTGTAACTAGAAAGGATTATAATGGTGTAGTTGTAGGAACGTTTATGGTTCCTACTGGTAATGTTGTATATGCTGAAAAATATTTTACCGATACTTTAGAAGGTAGTGCTGATGTAAAAGCAACAAAGACTGCCTACTCTTCTATGATGAGTTTTGTTGGTCAATCTGGTGATCCTCTACCAACATATACTCATTCAGTATCTGCTAGTTCTGTAGATGAAGGTGGTAATTTTACTACTACTATTTCAACTACTAATGTTGATGATGGGACTAATTTATATTGGGAGTTGTCTGGAACTGGTATAACATCTGCTGATTTTTCATCAGGAGCACTAACAGGAACAGCATCTATATCAAATAATGCTGTTTCTTTTTCCCATACAGTTGCTGCAGATACTCTTACTGAGGGTACAGAAACTGTTACGATTAAAGTTTATAGTGATTCTGGAAGAAATACTCAGGTAGGTAATACTTTAACTGTTACTCTTAATGATACTTCTACAACACCAGCAGCTCTACATTCATCGCATAGATATTGGAGAATTGTTGAAGGAACTCATACAAATTATGCATATCATTTCCCTAGAGTTGCTAGGTTGGGATTAAATACTGAAGAGAGTCTTAGTGGAATTACTTGGCTTTATACTTTTGCTTCTGATAACTGTTCTGATACTGGAACTTATACTAACTGGACACCAACTACTTATGATCATGGAAGTCCTATATCTTTCACTCATCTTGTAATATCTTCAGTGTTTAGCGGTGGTTCAAGATCAGGTACATATAAGGTTGAATATTCTGATAATGGATCTTCTTGGACACTTGCTTGGGCAGGAGTAGGGCACAATACTTCACAAAATGGGACAGGTGCAACAGCAATTTGGCCATCTACAGGAAATGATACATCAGGAAATAATACTTGTTTCTGTGGTCATGGTATTATGCAAGGAAGTAGATTTGGTCCTGATAATCCAAATGATGGCACAGATTGGGGTAGTAAGTGGTCTGGTGCAGGTTTTGATCAAAGTATAGATAAGGCATTTGATGGTTATTTAAGAGCTGGTAGTGATAGAGCAAGAACTTCTGGTAATGCTCCTGTTATAACAATGAGTGGTATTAGTATTACTGTCAATGAATATGTGAAAGTATATGCCGAAAATAATTATCCATCTACGGTTACTGCAACTATTGATGGAACTACATATACAAGTACTCATACTGGTAATCAAGTACACACACATACATTTACTGAAACTGGTACTCTCACTCAATTAACAGTAGTTAATAATAGTAGTCAAGGTAGAACTTATCTTGAAGGTGTTGTTGTTGATGGATATCTATTAAAAAACAATACTACTGATAATGGGTGGAATTACTAAATAACTTTATAGTGTAACTAAGAGTAATGTCAAGAACTTTGATTAAAGGTGCTGAAGCAGCATCTCCGACTACAACGGGATCAGCAAGTACATTTGGTAGTGCTACAGTTGTTCGACTTGTCAATACTGATACAAGTGCTCATTTAGTGACTGTTGTAGAAAATCAAAATGGAACGGTTGTTGGTTCGTTTACTATGCCAGCAGGTTCAGTTGAGTTTTTAGAGAAAGTAAGTACATACGCAATATTTGCTGCTAATGCTGGAGTAAAAGG